GGATATGAGAGACGATGTATTATACTGACTATAGGTCTCGGTTTGTGATCAGTATTGTTATTTATCTTAGCAAATCGTAATAATTATGTCAAGTAGATTAGTATATTTGATAACAGTTATAAGGTAAACTTATAGTTTATACAATGAATGTTTATAATAATCATATGTATTGATGCAGTGAAGAAGATCCCAGTTCTTATAAGTGTGATTGACTGTTGAATTTATTTTGAAATCTGCTGCCTCTATTTCATTCTCCATTACTTGATTCCATGGATTGAATCCATGACCACCCCATATAACAAGAATAAAAATCAATGCTCCTCCTTGAAATGTCAAACCAGAATTCAAAGAGAATGCAGATATATTGAAAATTTTCATGGCAAGATCGTGGTATTCGCCCTCAATTGATCTCTGAGTAACTGCTTTCCAGTAAGGACTATCATTTCTTTGAGTGTAAGAGTAATGCATAGCGATAAATGAAGCAAGTCCATCCCACTTTTTATTACAAATAGAATTGTAAATATCTCTCATTTGTTGTGTGAGAACCTTACGATTATCTAATGCCCTTATAAGATAGAAAAGACTTTCATGAATTGAAAGGATACCAGTTGATTCCATGGGTTCCATGAAGACACCAGACAATCCAATCGACACAACATTCTTCCACCATCCTTCTGTTCTTCTACCTCCTGTAAATTTTATCAGACGATACTCCTGATCTTTAGAGGCATTATCACCTAGATGATTTTTGAATTCTTCTAAGGCATCCTCCTCAGATTGATATTGATTAGAAAATACATACCCTGTTCCAATGTGATCCCATGTAGGTACATTCCAAACCCATCCAGAGGACAAAGCAGTGCAATCTGTGCAGTTAGTCATCTGTTTTGATTTATCTTTATAGTCCAATCGAGTTGCCCATGCACGATTATTGGGAAGATAATCATATGGTTTATATTCTGTTGGATTCAATAAAGATTTGAAACCAGTGCAATCAATAAAGAGATCAGCAGTGACTGGATCTTTTTGATCTCTCATAATCAATTGTTTTACACCATCTTCATCAAAATCAACCTTATCAACGTGTCCTATTGTATGAATCACACCACGAGGAATACAGTAATTATCACGTAACCATATAGAAAATTCGGTTGCATTATAATGATAACCAGTGTCCTTACCTAGTTTGAAATTATCATAATCACCTATGACATTTTTCTCCACCATTTCTGCAGACACCCAATGATCTCTAGCAAGACGACTGTTGTCCCAATTATTGATCATCGCTTCTCTAAACCATACATCCATCCCATGTGAATCAATCTTCGGTAGACCAAAAGGATATTGCCATCGTGTATCACCCACCTCATGAAAATCTTTGAAACGCACAGATAATTTATATGTGGCATTGCAATGTGGCATCCAATCTTCAGGTTTCAATCCTAAGTAATGCAACCATGGACTAAAGAATTGAGTGGTTGATTCTCCCACTCCTATAGGAGGAATAGAATCTGACTCGATAACTTCTATATCATAATCAGGATATCTTTTTTTCAATGTAGCAGCTGCCATCCATCCAGCAGTCCCTCCACCAACAATAATAATTTTCATCTAACTTTTGGGTAGGGTTGGATTTATCACATTCGTATATATCCAATCACTTTGATCATACCTTGTATACATTTTAGGATGCAAGTTTGTGTAATGATATAGAGTGTATATAAGTTTGAAACCTTTATGTATTATATCTTCCATACTCATCCCTTCCAAATCACCTGCTTGTGGATGTATTTTTCTTCTATACCATTTACCTTTACTACCAAATAAAACTCCTAGACTGCCTGGTAAATCTGATTTTGCTCCTAACCATCCATCTTCAATCACATGATACTTTATTTTATGAAATTGTCTTGCACAATCAAATGATAATTGATCTCTGTTAGGTCCTATCAAAGAATACTCCCACCACATATCATGGAAATCAAACAGATCTTCTGTAATGACTCTGAAGAAAGTGCCTAAAACAGGACTATCATATTTCCTGAAATTATATCCTGTATCTGCAAGTGCTTTTGTTATCTCAACTTGATCATCCCATGTATTGAAATTACCCATGTAACCCTCAAGTATCTCATCATAATATGTAAACTTATTATAGTGTCTAACAATGGTGAACGGATATTTAGATAGATATTTTTTTACTTCTTCACAATATTTCTTAGTCATTACGTAGCATCCATCTATCCATGCAACTTTTGATCCTACTGGGAATAATTTGTGTGGATTTATTTTTGCATATGCAGATAGTCTTCTAGGACACTCATGTTGTATTGGTATATCTCTAAACTCCCAAGGTTCTTTATGCTCTATAGATCCATCAGTAAAACAAACGTATCGAATATCAGGGTCATAGTAATGTTCATTTGGTATCTCATCATAACCATTTGTTATTGAAGTATAAATTATGGGTCTAGAATCCACTCAAAACCTCCAAGACAGGATCATTTTTAGTGTAATACTTTGACCGATCACCCAATATAATTTGGTTTGTTCTCTTCTCTCTCGCTGCACGGTACCTCATTCTTTTACTGAGTCCTGTAATTTCACATAATTTATTTATTAATTTATCAGGGTTGATTTTTTCGGCATATGTGTAGTCACCTGCTCGGTTATCCCACCACACTCCATTAGGTTCAGCATTTGTAAATTGATTCAAGAAAGTTCTTGCCTCCTCATGCGTAAATTTTACCTTTGATAATTGTAATGCAACAGAAAAAGATAATTGATCTCTCACACCACCTTTGATATACCAGTCCCACCACAAATCATTGAAGTGCCATTGATTTCTCCTATACAATATTGTACACAAAGGTGAAAAGAATTTTGTGAAATCATATCCAGTTCCCTTTACCTCTTCTGTAAATTCAACAATAGTATCTTCATCTACCCATCCATTGATTACATACTCAGCACACTCTTCGAGGTAAGTATGTTTGTGAGGATGTTGCATCACAAAAAAATCATACTGCTTCATTATCTCTTCACTCAACCCAATAAAACTATCATTCAATAGATGTAGTTTGGATGCGTCCACGTATATGCTTTCATCAAATGGGCAATATATCTTATGATATCTTGACAATCTTATAGGATCTTCTATATGTTTTGGATTGGGTAAAGACTTCCATGGTGCTGGTGGATTTTCCACACCGAAAACATAATACTCAGCACCAGTTGGCATGTGAGTTGGAAGAGAAACATAATCGTTGGTCAAACAAGTATAGATTATCATAGACCCATGAGTGATGGTTTGGTCTTTAGTATACTACAAATTTTATTGATAAAATTATCGTCATCAACATTTTCGTACATTGTATATGTTTCATTATATGTTTTCTGTCTTGAACTTACTGACCAATCAATTTGAATAGGAACTCGAACTGCTCTCATTACAAGTTGTTCAGCAATAGAACTTGTAATTTGATCAGTTCTTTGACAATGATTTTTATACCAATTCCAATACACTTCATTCCATTCCCTAACTCTTTCTGTATTCTGTCTCCATATACAACAGTTTATTGATTGCTTGTGTAAAGATGGTTTGTATCCTATTTCTGCCATGTCTTCAGCGAGAGTATATAATTCAAGATCAGTTGCAAATCCTACCTTATATAATTTGAAAAACTCTTGTACTATAGTTCTTTGTTGTGGATGATCTTGTAAAGTCAATTCATTCTGTAAAAATTTCTTTGAATTTTCTACAAAATTAGGTGGCATGGTGTAACAACCATCCACCCATACGTGTGGTTCATCAAACAATGTATGAGACATACATCTAGGATAGTATGACTTTATCCAATCAGGTTCTTCTCTATCACATTTTATAAATTCCCACTCACCTTTCCTCTCAATCTCTCCATCATAATACATGACATATTTTACCTCTGGATCATAGAAATGTCCATCAGGTATCTTATCATAACCATTTGTTATGCAAGAATATATTATCAAACGTCTAATCCAGATCCAGCACTAAGAATTCTCATTTGATCTTGTTCAGGACCAGGATCACGCAAGAACCAACCAGTTGTAATATACTTATCAATGTCTCCTGTCAAAAATGCTCCCCTATGCATGTGAGTATAACATGCTGGCCACATAACAACTGTTCCTCTTGATGGTTGTAAAGAAATTTTTTGGTGTAAGAAATCTGTTGCTCCACCATGACCTAAAGGAATATCATTCAAATATACCATCCAAGTAAGAACCCTATCTCTGTGAATAAACGTTCCATTTTCACAATGCCATACATGATATCCTCCGCCTGGTGGAGTCTTTTGAACTTTATATGTCCATGACGACAAAGGATCTCCTTCCAATAGACCCCTATATGTCTGAGTATATTTGTTGAAACATGCACCTAACCAACTGGCAAGTGCTTTTGACATCATGACATCATGCACCTCCAAAAATAATTGTATGTCATGTCTACCTAACGTACCATGATTGAATTGTGTGTTACCATCATTACTCGTGTCTTTTGTAGATATCAACTCTCCTCCATCTTCAGTGGTAGATAATAGAGTGTCTACTTTGGTATCATTTACAATGTATTTTTTTGAATACCAATCTTCAAAACAGTTGATTGTTGCATCACAAATATGAGGAGGAATAAAATTCTCAAATACCCCAATACCTTGATAATCAATCATTTTGGGGACAGGAGTTTTATTGTCTATCTCACATTCATGTTTTTTTGGTTCTGGTGTGACTTCATTATCATCAGGAAGGACAACTTCAGGCATTTTTTAGTTCCTCTTTTGCTTGATTAAAATATACAGATGGTGGTATTCTACCACAATACTCGTCAAGTTGCATGACTTCATCAACCTTGACATCGGCACCATTCTCTCTCCAAAAATCAGAGAGAGCATTGTTACTGCCCTTATGAAAGATATCTATATGTTCTTCATGAATGGCAGGTCCCATATCCAATCTGTAATTGAATAGGGGAGTGGAATAAGATTTTCCACTATCAAGAATCAAGTCTTCGGAGACTGCTCTTGGTCTGATGTTTTGGTCGATCTTCCACTGTGATCCCCTTTGGTGAAGTTTGAGAAGTTTAGTTGCATGATGACGAGTAATAAGGTAGCAAGCAGCAGAAAAGTCATTGATAAATCTATGGTGTAGTTTTAAAGTTATACCGTTTGGATTTATGATTGTCAATTGTAGGCAATCAAAATTTATAGGTAATCTTTTTCTTATTTCCTTCCACGTAAAGTTCCAATGTCTAGCAGTATCTAAATCTACATCATCCTCCATAATAAAAATTTCATCAAGGTCAGTTTCCTCTACGAAATATTTGAGGGCATTCAAGTGTGACATGACACAAGCACACTCTCCTGAGTTCATATTATCTGGAACTGTGCCCCTCAAATACTCTTCATACTCGACTCCATCCACACCTGAGATTCGATGATGATTTGGAATTTCCCAGTATGTAAACTGTTCCTCCATGTATTTTTTCCTATCAGGAAATCGATCAAGATTTATCCATAGGACTTGTGGGAAACCTGCAAGTTTGTATGCAGATTTATTTTTATCACGTAACTGGGATTGCTCTTCTTTCTTTTGCATAACCTACATTTTCATAATAAAATTTGAGTTCCTCTTTCTTACAGGATTTTAGTTTCTCCCATAGTTTTCTATTACCCTCGATATGAGGATTATTGAACCATGAGTTCTTTGATCTTGCATGCTCAAGATGAAATACTCTTTCATCCATTCTAGCAACTGCATCAGTAATCATAGCAAATCTGTAATGTCTTTCATCATCTTCATACCCATATGAAATAAATCCTTCATTTTCTCCACCTAGTTCTTTGTATGTTTCGGTATCAAAGAACTGGCAGAAACCGAACTTAGCATCATAAGGTCTCCACTTATTGAATTTTTCAAAATCAAATTTAGAATTTATAAATTCTGTAACTTCCTCATCAGTGGTATGTAATTGTGCCTGATATCTACCTCTTCCATATGGATACACTACTTTAGGATACCATGTTTCTCCTTCAACCCTTGCATCCTTTACTCCATTCATTATCATATTCACAGCGTATGGATAACTTGTTTTTGGAAGTAAAACATCACAGTCATAATTACATGTGACTGGGGTGTCTACCATCCAGAGCATGTCATTTATAATTTTTGTTCTATGGAAGGTGTACTCGTCTGACTGCTCAAATATATGTGTGAGTCCTTCCATACGAAAATCTTCGCAGGCTTCCTCCAGTGCTGGTAGCACAGATTGTTTGAATATAGATTCTTTATCTACTTCTTTTACTATAACTTTTGTATTGAAGTTACGAAGAAGATAGATGAGAGTGACTAGAATGTTTCTCATTCTATCTCTTGTCTCTATTCTAAGAGGGATGATAAAAGTACAATCTTCTAAGTCCCATCTTTGTGACAAGATCTCAGGTTGTGTGATATCTTGTCTTACAATTTTAGATACAAGTTCAGGTGTAAGTTTTTCAACCTGAAACTCAGCGTCTAATTGCTCTGGTGCATGCTCAGTCATTAAATTACCTCCCAGTTACTACAATACAAATCGGATGTGTCATGAGCAGAAGTGTATCCAGTTCCGAACCACTTCTTAGGTGCGATTATTCTCTTGTCTGGATTTTGTGATAACCAAGAACCCCACCAAGAGAATGAGGAGTTGGCAATAATGAAGTCACTGCACATAGACATCATGCACAGGTCT